AGCGTAACAATTAGCGATATTGAACGAGGCGGAGTTATTATTCTTTCAGCTATTAGTAGCACTCCTGTTTTAAGACCGGCAGGAAGTAATATTAGCAAACCTTATGTTTCATCAAAAAATCCTGTGGTTGTTATTAGAGAAGCTCAGATAAATAATGGTGCTCCTAATGCTATTAGATATTTTGGTCTGGGAGATAGTGACCTTCATGGTGCTCCTGCTAACGGGATATATTTTTATCATGATCAAAATGGACCTTATATTGGAGTATGCCGTTCTAACTCGGTTCAAACTACTCTTAATACTGGTGTATCAGCAGCAGATGATGTGTTCCATACCTTAAAGTTTGTAGTAAACGGAACAACTTCGGTAGAATTTTTTGTTGATGGAGTATCTAAGGGAACAATTACCACTAATATTCCAACTGCTAATTTATACTTCAGTGCTGGTTTTGCTACAAATTCTGGCGATATAATGTATTTAAATTATGTTTATATTTCTCAGGATAGGTAGATAAATGGCTAAAAAACAGAAAGAAGAAATCAGACAAATATCATATTCAGATGAAGAGTTAAGCCAAATTAAGAATGACTGCCTTGCCGGTTTAGAAGAGCGCAGAGCGATTTATGATAATTACAGCGAAAAGGTCCTGAGGAATAACCTTAAAAACCCGCTTTTTAAGCATCTGGAAGATATTACTTCTCTTATCTACTTTCCCGATAATATAATCTTTGATATTGTGCCGCAAATAGATAAGGAAAAGGTTACAAAGGATAAAACCGAGCTTTTAGAAAAGCTTAAAACAGAAATTTACGAAGACTTTATTTCTGCCGCACTTGATATACAGCTTTACGATATTTTCTTCTGGGCGCTTGTTTATGGTTCTTATTTCTGCAAATTCTTTATAAATTCCAATAATGAAATCAAAGTAAAAAAGGTATCCCCTTATGACATTTGCGTACTCTATGAAGATTACCAGTCTTTAGATAAAAACCAGGTAATTCTTCATGTAACAAGGATACCAAAGCACATAGCAGCGCAGAGATATGGTGCCGATGCCCTTGTTGAAATGCCGGAAGTATCAGCACCAATCCGGCCGGAATCAAGGTTTATTGCTCTTGTTTATTCACAGACAAAAGGGCAGGTACCAGCACAGGATAATCTCTGGGCTATTGACAGGGATATGCCGCCAGTACCAAAGCAAGCAGGCAGATACATTGAATTATACGAAATGTGGCTATGGGATGAAGCGATTGATGATTATTTAATGGTACAGTTTGTTGGCAATAAAATTATTAAATCCCGTAATCCTTTTATTCCCAAAGAACAGCCAGTAATCGCTTTTATACCAAATCCTTTAGAAAATTACTTTTTCGGTCTTTCGGAAATTCATTTTCTCTATCCAATTCAGGACAGATTAAAAAGTCAGATAGATAAAATTGAACACAATGAGAAGATGCTTAATGAGCCGCCAATGATTGTAAGTGGACTTACCGGTTCAATTGAAGCGCAGGAAATTAGAGAAAAATTGAATAAACCAAGAGAAGTGGTAGAAATTATTGACCCAACAGCTAAAATAGATTTTTATCTTCCCAAACTAACTCCGGAGATACTTTACCAGTCTCTGGAATACTGGGAAACTTCATTTAAAGAAATGAGTGGAATAACGGGGGTACTGGGCGGCAGACCATTACCCAATGTGCGTTCAGGTTCTTATGCCTCTATTCTTGCGCAGTTTGCTTCTGCTCCATTGAAAAAGAAAGCATTAAGGGCAGAATATTTTATTGAAACCATGATGACCCTTTTTGCTTCTATTAAGACAAAGATACTTGAAAAGTATGGCATGATTTCAGGATTGCCGTTTAGAGTTGATGTTTATGCGCACACTTCATCTCCGATTGTGGCAACATTCTATCAGGATATGTTAATAAGTTTAGCTGAGTCAGGCCTTATCCCTGCGGAAGTTTTGATTGATGTATTGTCTTTACCCAAAAAAGATGTTATAAGAGAATATATGAAACTTAAAAGTTTAGCAGGGTTGCAGAATGAGGCCAAGGAAAGCGAGAAAAAGGCCTAAATGGCGAAGCAGACGGGTTTATCCCGTAAGAAGAATAAAAGGCAGGTCAAGGGTACGTTACCGTTAACTAAATCTAAAAAGGAGGTTTTATAATGGCAAGGAAAAAGAGAGTCGCCCGGCGTAAGACCCGGCGTGCCAAGAGAGCTTAACTAAAGGAATTAGTTAACGTAATTTACCTTTGACCTGCTAATTAAAAAGAAAGGAGAATGATTATGGCTGAATTTGGAAGATATACGATATTTTCACCAAAATCGGTAAGCGGTGCTTATACAATGACTACAGATGACAATTGCATCCTTAGTACCACAGGCACTTCAAATGCAGCAATTACTTTACCTAAGGCATCTCAGGTTAAGGGCAAGGTAGTCTATATTCAAAAGGTAGATAGTGGGGCAGGATATACAGTAGTTACAGCCGCTTCCGGTGATACAATTGATGGTGCTACTTCCGTAAACATTACCGCTCAATACGGGAAGAAAATGCTTTTATCTAATGGCACGTCCTGGTCAACTATTGTGTAGGAGGTGAAAGATGCCTGATATACTGGAACAATTGGGAGTAACCTTGCCACCTCCTCCGACAGGCGGATTAGCGGCACAGCAGACAAAGCCGCCTATGGCAGAAATGACGGCACCTGCGGATTTAGGCGGTGTAAAGAGTTTGTCAGATACTCTGATAGTAGGAGCCCTGGAGTTGCTCACCCAGGCACTGTCTCTGGAAGGCAGCGCTTCTGACAGGGGAGATACCCTTGTCAGGGTTATCGGCTCGTTAAGAAAGATTGTACCGCCAGAGAAGGTAAAGGAAGCACAGGCTAATATTGCCCAGCTTCTTGGTGGGATAGGACAGGCAGCACCAGCAGCACCGGTACCGCCGGTAGGAATGCCTGCGCCTCCCATGGCCGGACCGACAGTTTAAAGAAGGAGGTGAGGTAGAATGGCAACGGTAAAGGGAGATTGTCCTGCAAATTTACTTGAAACAATCAGGGCGCAATATAATGCATTGAGAGATGATTTAAATAATCTAATAACAAAATACAATGCTGCTGTTACTCTTATTAATGAACTTAAATCAAGTATGAGCGCTCATACCCATACTGAAAATACAGCCGCATCATATACACAGAATGCAACAACTGCTGCTGCTCCAACTATTTCATCGGCTAATGCTACTACTGCTTCTCTTACTGCAGAGGTAGTAAGTAGAACTTAATCTTAAAGAGGGTTGCTATGGACTACCAATTCCTTGCCGGTACTGTTATAGCCGTAGTTGGTATTGTAACGGGGAATCTTCTCCTCAATGGCATAAAGGGTAATAAGAAAGTAGGAGAAGAAACCTTTGCTATTTTCGTGGAAGAGACAAGGAGAAACTTTCAGAGAATTGACGAAAGGCTTGCCAAGATTGAAGAGGCAATAAGGGGGATAAGATAATGCCTGAACCACAAAGAAAACAGGGCGAATCAGAATCTACTTACCGCAGCCGTTTGATAAGGCATTATATCAGACGAGGTTACCCCCGGGAACAGGCGGCTGCTATTGCGTACAGTAGAACACGAAAAAAGAGAAGGAGTAGAAGAACCTCAAGGAGGTAATATGATTTCATTATTTGGAGCTTTGCTTGGTTTTCTTGGCAGTATAGTGCCTACATTACTTAAACTCTATCAGGATAAGCAGGATAAGCAGCATGAATTAAAGCTTCTTGAACTGCAAATGCAGGCACAGGCGCAGCTCCATACAGAGAAGATGGAGGAAATTAGTGCGCAGGCAGATATTGAAGAAAGCAAGGCTCTTTATGAATTTGCAAAACCTGAAAAATCAGGAGTGCTCTGGGTTGATGCGATTATTGCACTTGCCACTTCCCTCGTTCGACCACTGATTACATATTCTTTCTTTGGATTATATGCATGGGTAAAGTTGATGCTGACGAAGAATGAAGCGCAATTATGGACTGAGTTTGACACGGCAATATTTTCGACGGTAATTGCATTCTGGTTCGGTCAAAGAGCTGCAATGAGAGCTTTTAACAAATGGCAATAAGACATGTTACAGAAACTGGTGTTGAGATGATTAAAATGTTTGAAGGTTACAGGGCAAAGCCTTATTACTGTCCTGCTGGCTTTCTAACCGTTGGTTTTGGTCATGTGATTGGTGAAAGCGAAAAAGAAAAGCTAATTTACTTAAGCAGGGAAGAAGCTGAGGAACTGTTGAAGAAGGATTTGATTAGATATGAGAAGTACGTATTGAGATTAATAAATGTTCCTCTTACTGATGGAATGTTTGACAGTCTTGTTAGTTTTACCTACAATCTGGGTAGCGGAGCTTTGCAGAGAAGCACATTAAGGCAAAAACTTAACCGTGAAGAATATCAGGATGCTGCTGATGAATTTCCAAAATGGTGCTGGGTAAACGGCAGGAAAAGCGCAGGACTGTTAAAGAGAAGATTAATAGAACGGGATGTGTTTCTTTATGGAAACTATCCTGTTCTAAATTCTAATTTAGAAGGGAGGTAGTAAAATGTTAAAGACAACCAAAACAAAAGAACAGGTAAATGTTGATCTGGAACGTGATAAGAAGTTTTTGGTTGACCTTGATCAGAACCCGACTATCGGCTTTAACAAGGCCGTTACAGGCGTTCTGGCCAAGAAACATCCAAGGAAACGGAGGTAATTAAATGGAACTGGATTTTGAAGAATTACAAAATGAATATAACAGGTTGAAAGAGGAATATGAAGCTCTTCTCAAGCAGAAGCAGGAATATGACGAGGTGATAAAAAAGGCCTATGCTGACCCTGAACTTAGAGACCCGCTGAAGAAGATAATGAAGAAAACAGCTAATGTAGAGATTGAAGACCCTCCTCATGAGAAATATGTGAAAGATGAGCTCTCAAGACTTGAGAAGAGGTTGGAAGAACTGAAGGCGGAAAAGGAAAAAGAAATCAGGGAAAGTTATGCGAAGCAACTTGAAACGGTATTATCTCAGTATGGTATTACTGGAGATGAGATACCGAAATTCAAGGAGTTTATCTCCAAGACAGGACTGTTACCTACGACACCTGATGGCTGGGCAATAGCGGCTCAAAATTACAGACGATCACTGGTAGCGGAACCTGTTCTTGGATTAACAAAAACATTTAAAGAAACTGTAACTCAGGAAGACTTTTTGAAAGACCCGAATAAGGCTTTTGAAAAGGCTTTCTTAACTGCTATGGCAGGGAAAAAATAAACAGGAGGTAAAAAGAAATGACAGTACCCAGTTTTAATTATGGAACTCCGACGGGTATATACCCGCCCAGTGTGGAAACTGGCGCTAATGACATGCTCAATGCTCTTTCGAGGGCAATTCCTAACTATGTCGTAGCCCAGAATTTAGGTAAGCTTTCCCCTCTAATGCGCAAACTTTTAACAAATGCGCAGGTCAAGCCGATGAGCTTTCCGTTTATCAGTCAGCCGGTAGCTGGAATGCCTGTAAGCCATTCCCAGTATGTTACTTACGACGGCTCTTTCAATGTTCCTACTTCTCTTGATGTTGATTTGACCAAGATGCCTACATTCTATGCGAACATGATTCTGGATACACTTTATGTAACGGACATTGAAGCCAAAGCTTTTGAAGCCGGTAATCCTTACATGCTCTTCAATAACCTGAAGACAAGGGCATCTTTGGTGTGGATCGGGCTAATGGATGCATTAACCAGCAACCTTACTGGTACAAGGGTAAGTGGCGGTACGGAAGATACCAATAAATTCTATGGCTTGCAGGATATTGTTGATGACGGCACGACAAATGCAAATTTCGGGAACCTGAACAGAAGTACTTATTCCTGGTGGAATGCGAAGGTTTATAATGCTACTGCATTATGGACTGACTCACCCGCTGCTTATGTTTATGTTATGAGAGCTCTGGGCAAGTATCAGAATGAATGTTCTACGATGGGTATGCCGACCTGTGCCTTTACCAGCTACGGAGTATGGCAGAAACTGGCTGAGAGCTTCAGCAATATAGAACGTTACATAGTTGCTGATACCGCCAAGCTGGAAGACACGAGGCAGTATGAGGTTACCGGGCTGATTATTCAGGGTATTCCAATCTTCCCTGAACCGTATTTCACCGGCTCGACGACAATTTACTTTGTGAACTTTGACCATGCATGGTTTGACTTTGTTGAGGGCTATGTATCCAGCGTTACACCGTGGTACAATATGACTATTGTGGGGAAACTTGCTTATCTGGCTTTAATACTGATTGGCGGACAGTTCTGGAGCGATGCGCCTGTTGCTCATTTTAAATTGACGAATATGCCGACTGTTTCTAACGTGTAATAGCTTAACCTCAGCATAAGGAGGAAGACATGATACTGGCAGTTAATACGTCGGATAGGAAACTTACCGTTTCCTATATGGGAGTGGACTATACTCTTCCAATAAAGAAACCTGTAAATATCCCTGAGGAAGCGGCTAGGCTGTATTTTGCTTACGGAATTGACGTGGACGAGGATCTGGCAAATCTCTGTATTGATAGATTGAAGCGGTGCAATTTAACGCTTTTCAATCTTCCCAATCGGGATGTGTGGGACAATTACATTATAAAGGTGAAGTTTAATGTTGATGCGGTATTAGCTGAGGAAGAGCCTTTGCCCGATGAAGAAGTGAAAATTGTTAAGACGACCAAATGACAGGAACAGATTATATCAATTATGCAAAAAAGGCATTTTATCCTGTCGAGACATATATATCTAATGCCGATTTAGCTGTTTTCTTAAACACAGCAAGGCAGAAGGTAATAAAATATGCCAAGATAGGATATAAAGAAAGTTCTCTGTCCTTAACGGCTCAGACAGCAAACTATACGCTTTCAGATAATTTACTAGAAGTTTACAGCGCTATTCTTCAGTGGGACAATACTATCCGGTACAGCTTAAATCCAATGCCTTTAGGCAGGTATCCTTTATCAACGGCTACCTTCTTTGCTCCTCCGTGGAAATATACATTTATTCCACCCAATAGAATATTTTTCTATCCCTGCCCTGATAGAGTTTATGCTGTTTATCTTTACGGCGTGCCTTTTCCTTCCAAAATTTATACTGCAGATACTTTAGGCGAAGAAGATACGGATATTACAATGAGTAATTATCTTGAACCGGTAGCCGTTCTGATAGCTTCTCAATTAGCAAGGAATGACCAGAATTATGAATTAGCGGATTATTTTGAGAAGTTGTTTATTGATATTATGAGAGTGGCCAAGGTTTAATGGACGTATGGCGAAGCGAAAAGAGGGTATTAAGAAGCCTAAGACCATTTCTAAGGAGTTCGAGATTTCTCTGGCTCCATGGGAGGGGATGGTTACTTCACAGGACCCTTTTACAATACCCGACAATGCCTCCCTCTGGATTGAGGGCTTACCTAAGCTTACAGGGGCTATTGAGGGAGTACCTAAACCTTTAACAAAATATACTCATAATGCTACTATTCTTGACTATTTTTCCTTTCCCCTTGCAGATAGTTATCACTGCCTTCTTGATGGTACCAGTCTTTATTTTTTAAACAAAAACTTTGTTCCTGTAACTTCCTTCTCTACATCTGCGTCTAAATGTGATTACGGGCTGCAGGGAAGTTCTGCCGTCTGGGTGGTAAGTGGCAGTTTTCTTATTACTTTTGATGGTACTAACGTCTATAATCTATCAGGAAGAAATGTTTTTGGTGATGCAATATGTTACTGGAAAGGCCGAATTTTTATCGGTAATAATCGCACAATAAACTTTACTGTACCTGATCCTGACTATACAAACGTTAACAATCCTTTTAGTACTGCTAATGGTGCAGGATTTATTACCATTAATATTGGAAGCTTCAGTAAAATCAGAGCGCTTGTGCCGAAAGAGGACAGTATTTATATCTTTACCGATAACAATATTCTTGTCCTTCTGGGTACTACCATTTCCAATGACCCTACACAGTGGTATTTAACTGAAGTGGTTTCAGGGCATGGCTTAACCGGTATAAGGAAATTGGTTAAGTACGAACATACCATTTACTACCATAGTAATATCGGTATAATGAGTATTATAGCGACCGCACCTGAAAAGATAGATGATGCAATAACAAACCTTACAGGCAGTATTTCAGGTATAACATACTTCGTTTATAATGGAATACCCTATATTGCTGTAACAGCCCAATCGTATAACAATCCATCAAGCAATGCTGTTTATTGCTATAACCTGCTTTTTGGTAAATGGTTTGCCCTGCCAACAGATGTAGAAAATATCTCAACCTGTCAGAACATTACTTATGGTGCAAAAGGAACAGATATAGTGCAATTCTTTTCTTCCGGATACTATTATCCTGTAAAGATTAAAACCAAGACATTCTTTAATCTTGAGCAACTTTATTACAATTTACGAACTATTTATCTTTACGGTAGAGGCAGTAATGTTATTGATTGCACTGTCTATGATGAAACTTCTCATCAGGTTAACTTTACTTATCAGCAATCAGGGCTTGTTTCGAATACTTTTCTCTTTTCCAATTCATACGGGGATTTCCTGTTCTCTAATGACTACGGGCATTTTCTTCTTGCACAAACACCCGGCTTTTTCTTAAATGCCTACAGGAATTACCTGACAGGATATATGGGCGTAAGAATGAAACAGTTTTATCTTACTATAGAAGCAGAAGATAATGGGGTTTATACAGAACTGATAAACGTAAAAGTAAAAGGAACTATTGGAGCAAGATACGTCTGATGCCTTTTAAGATACCAATGGTACTGGAAAAAGATAACATAATTGCAGTCAGGGAATACAATCAAATGCATGCGCAGGAGCATCAGGATATAGCCGGCTGGTTGAATGCTTTAGCAAGCGCTCATGGAGTACCCATTACAGTTACTTATTATTCATTACCGGTTTTTGACCCTACAGATGAAAAATCAATTTCTTTGTTTTTCGATGTAAACTGGAAACAGCATATGGTGTTTTACGATGCATTTAATCAAATAGGGCAGAAAGTAAATCCTCCGGTTTTTATTTTCCCTAAAAATTATCCATCTAATATCTATGACTTAACTGTAGAAAGTTTTGTTAAGCTCGAGTACGAAATCCATATGATGCTGTGGAAAACAATTGATGTTTTGAGAGGATAACAATGCTATTTTCTCATTTGCTTGAATACTTAAGATTACTTACTGCAAATAATGTTGGGTTCCCTGGTAATATGACACCCTACTATGCCTTCTGCTGGGAAGTCGGGAATTATGTTTTTCTATCAGAAGGCAATGATATAAGTATTTGTATTTACGGGTTTTGCAATGCTGATGATGCAGAAAGGATAATGAATTTGCCTTATGATGAAGCGGTAAGGGAATACTTGCTTGTCTTATTGAGAAAGCAAATACGGGGCGAAGTGGTTATACCGGATATAGTTTGCGGAAAGATTGAAAATGTAGTAAGAATAAAAAACTTCATTACAGGAAAATGGAAGGAACTGGGTGCTAAAAAAGTCCTTTAT